CTAAATTTATCAAGTGTTATATCCTCCCGTCGTTTTCAAATAACGCAACCCGCGCTGTTTAATTACGCTGTCGACCGCTTTATATGTATATGTTTTTAATTCTTCATTTCCAATATAAACAGGCACGGTTAATTGTATCGGCTGTGAGTTATTTGCTCTCATACGGCTAATGGTATTAAATCCGTTAACCATATCGTCAACGTCCGTGTTGTCTTTAATAGACTTCTTAATTCTATTCGCAGTATCCGGCATTTCGTTTTCAACGCCTACCGCGATACCTTGCGGAATATATTTGCCCACTTCGTCGCGGAACAATCTAGACGGTGATTTTATCTTGAAAAAATCCTTAACGGACTCAAACGCTTTTTTTGCTCCGTCTTTTAGAGTACTCAACAAGCCCGGAATTGCGTTCAATACGCCGTCCTTTATTCCAGCTATTAAATTCTTGCCAATAGACGCCCAGTCCGTATTCGCAAAGGCTGTAACAACCGCTTTGAACAATTGCGGAACGAATGTCACGAATGTTGCAATATTCTGTATCATTCCAGTCAATAGCGCGAACATAATCGCAATAGTTGATTCAATCAGCATAGCGAGGTTGTTCGGGTCGAGTAAATATTCCGCAAGTTTGCTGATTATAGAAATCGCAGCTTCCCACAATTTCGGCATGGCATACACAAGTCCGTTTATCAACGCTTCTATTATCTGCGGTGCCATTTCAATTATTATCGGCAACGAGTTTATAAGTCCGTCAACTATCGCAAGTATTAAGTCTATCGCCGTATCAATAAGTAGCGGCAAATTATTTAACAAACCGTGCACGAGTGTTAATATCATTCCGATTGCGGCTGGTATCAATTCAGGTAGATACTCAATAAGCATATCCGCAAGCGTTACAACTATATCAATAGCCGCTTGTAATAATTGCGGCAAAGTCGACACAACCGTATCAACGATAAGCGGTATTATCATTGCCGCAAATTCGCCTATTTTTGGCAAGAAAGCAATAACCGCATTAATTGCATCAATTATTCCGAATTTGAGCGTTTCGCCCGCTCCTGACGAACCTCTTGCTAAATCTAACAATCCGGTTATAACTCTGCTAATCGCGGGCATAAACACTGTGCCAATATTTACACCAACAATTTTAAGTTTTTGTTTTAATAAATCAAGTTGGTCGCCAAACTTTGCTCCTGCTTTTATTACATCGTCCGAAATTATTAAGCCTAAATTTTCATAGCTTGTAAACATTTTATCGAGCCAGCCAACTTCCTGATTGAACAACGGTAATAATTCTTGTCCGCTTCGTCCAAATATATCAACGGCAAGTTGCGTTTTTTTCGCACCTTGCTCCATCCTTTGAAATTGCTCTACAACTTTTTTGAAACTGTCCTCAACCGACAACCCCGCAAAATCCTCATAGCCTAAACCGAGGCGGTTAAGAGTTAGCAACGCATCCGCTTGTCCGCTTGCCGCATTGTCAAGTATACCCGTAAAAGTTTTCATACCCATTGACAGGGTGCTTATATCCGAGCCTGACATTTTAATTGCTTGCGACCATTTCTGATATGCGGCCGTTGACATATTTAGCTTCTGTGCTTCGTTGTCAATTTCGCCTAAATAATTTGCTGTATTGATTGTAACCTTAGCAATAGCCGAAGCAACAGCGACCGTACCTGTATATAACGCCGCCATTGCCTTGCCCGCAACTTTTAAGCCACTTGTTAATGTCTGCCCAAATGACTTACCCGATTTTTCAGCGGATTTTATACCTTTTTTATAATCCTTGTCGTCAAGGGTTATTTTAGCAAAGAGGTTGAATAAATTCATCTGCTTTGTCTCCTAAAATCCGTCTTGCTTCGGCTTCGTCTGCAAATTTAATTCCGTGCCGTGTCATAATATCCGCGATAACATCTTGCGCGGGTGTATGTTCTACTTTATTTACTCCTATAACAGTTTCGTAAATTTCGCTCCAGCTATTGCCGTTATCGTCAATTTTTTTGTTCATTGCCATAACGCGTATTAAATCGGCTATGTATTTGTCGTATACAGACTTCACAAAATCGTTTCTTATCTCATTTATTATTAACATTATTAGAGATTTAATCGGCATAGGTCTGTTTATTCGGTTTAATACCGATAAAACACGCCCAGCCGCAATCGTGCTGTTATAATCGCCAAAACCGTCTTTTATTCCGCTTTGGCGAACGATGTAAAAAAACTAATTAAATCCTTGTCGTTTGCTATTTCTTTAATCTGCTTAACCGTAACTGCAAATGACTGAGCTTGTATTTCTTCAACGGTAGTTTCATTCAACGCCGCAAGAATTATATAAACAGGTTCGCGGTGTTTTTTTAAGAATGTCGGTATTAATTCCGCGAAATATTCTATCTGCTTCGCTGGCGTTTTTTTGTACTTGTCAATAACTTTGCGCAAATCGCTGTCGTTGATTATATCAGCGACATACGGCGTAATCTCAATTAATATATCTACTGCTTTATCAGTGCTTAAATTCATTTTTATGGTCTCCTCTCATTTTTTTGAATTAGAGCGGTTTTTACGCCGCCCTATAATTTGTTTACTCTACTGTTCTACTGTAAAATCAGTAATCGTATTTGCCAACGCTTGCCCATAAATATCAACAACACTTACAATGTTTACATAATACTTCGCCGCAGTAAACGCTGTAATCGGTGTAAATGTCAATATCTTTCTTGTGCTATCCCAAGCCTTTGTGCCTGCAACAATAGATCCGTCCGAAGCAAGCGTAATAAATACGTTTTCGGTCGAAATCGCATTGTTGAATGTCAGGACAACCGTTGAAACCGCTCCGGTCTCGCCATCAGCCGGCGCAATCGAAGAAAGCTCAACGGCAGAAGCCGGAGAAGCCGTCTTGTCAAGATAAATCGTGAAAGGCGGTGTACTTAACGCGTCAACGCTATAATGCGCAATAGCTTGTAGTTCAAAAGTTCCCTCTCCACGGTCAACAAAATTAAAGTTGAATCCGTTCGAGCCGAGTGCGTTTGAAAGCTTAATTGCAATCTTGTTACCGTCGGAAGTGTCGCCAACCCACCATAAATCCGCATACGACTCTGTTGGAACAATCCCTTGCGTTGCGGTAATTGTCGTAACGCTCGCGGAAGTAGAAGCTGAACCGCCAGCAAGTGCCAATTTTATAGATGTTTCGGTCGCTTCAAAAATGGTCGTTGTGAGTGTCGCCACCCAAAAGTCTATAATCTTGAAGTCCTTTGCGTTGTCGGGCAATCCGTCAACTTCGGGTTGCCTTATTGTCGGAACAGCCGTAAACGAACCGCCGCCCCTTGTTGCCCCGATTATTCCGGAAATAACACCATCCGTATAGTCTGTACAAACAAGGCCTGCGCCAAGTTGAAAGTTGTTTTTTGTATTACTTGTAACTCCTGTTAACATTTTTTTTAATCTCCTTTTAATTATAATAATATGATATTTCTAAATTTACAAGGACCGCCCGTATTGTGCGTTCATCGTCGTTTCTGTTCTGTACAAACGGACTGCCTTTTTTAATCCAGAGTTTGCAGTCCACGCCGTCAATGAGTTTACCCGCTTCGCCCAATGCTGTTTCAATCGCTGTCGCGTATTCGTATGCTTGAGCATAACTATTCTCCGAGCGCGTCCAAATCGTTAATTGTTGTATAACGGGTTCGGCATTTCGCGGTTGTTCAAACCCAAGCGATATATACGGTAATGTCGCTGTGTCGGGTACTGGTTCTTGATAGGTCGTCAATATCGTATTCAGCCACGCTATCAATGCTGTTGCTTGATTTATCATCACGCACCTTCCACATAATTTTCAGCTTCCCATTGTGCAATGTCGCTCATCGTTTCAGATTTCATTTGTCCTTGCAATTTAGACGATTTCAATATAGCCGTTATGCCGTTGCCGATAACAATATCGCCAGTCTGTACCGTTACGCTATTAGCCGTGCTGTCAGTCATAAATGTATAAACATCGTCAAGTCCACGTTGTGCTGCAATTAGTCGCTCCGTTGAACTTGATCGCTCCAATAAGCCTTGCACGGTTCCGAGCGTTTTATATGTCGTTGTCGCCCCGCCTAATCCGTCGGGTGTTTTTTCGCGGCGTTTTACCGTAATCGAATAGAAATAATCCTGTATCATAGTTTGCCCTCGAATATGTCTTTTGCCATTTTCTGATACTTATCCCAGTTAGGCTTGATTCCGTTTTCCATAAATTTGCGCGCTTTTTGTTTGCGCGTTCCGTTGTTCACATAATCGCCATACTCCACATTTGTTCCGATTATTACGGTGTTTTCTTCGCCTTTGCCGCTCAACGCGTCCGAGCTGTCAGCATTGTTATCATATACTCCGCTTTCTGCGTCGGGCGTCACGAATGATATACTTCCACGCAATCTGCCTGTGTCAACTATGTCGCGCCCTGTAAAATCTGGCTTTGACATGTATTTAACTACATCTCCTTGCGCAGATACTCCAATCGCATACAACGCGCGACCCATTGCTGAGCCAAACTCGCCGAGAACTTTCGCAGTGTTATTTTCAAGCTTAACATCAACCATAAATCCGCACCCAATTTAAGAAATAATACCTTGACTGGAACGGCTTCATGTACGCTTGCAAGTCGCTTCGATACGCTTCGACGCCGTTTTTTGCATTAAACGATACGGAATAATTCGGTATGCTTTCGCTTGCTATTCCGCGGTTTGTAAACGCTTCAACTTTCGCCGCCAATGTAACAAACTCATTAGGTATAGCCAGTCCGACTATATACCCGCAGAACTCTTCATCGGTGAGCGTTGCGTCTAGCGTTATTTCGCCTGCTTCGACGGAGGCAATTTTATACACTCCGTCGTTTAGCAAGCTATCCATAATACGCACATACTGACCCGCTTTATAATCGCCGCGCACGGCTATAGCGTTTTCGGAGATGGTATATCTGCCATATTCCGAACTGCGCTCAAAAAAATT